AGGGCCATCAGGGAAACTTTTCCAATCACCACCCCAAGTAAGTTCTACGTTTAGTGTCTCTGCTGCGGACTCCATAGCTGCATGAATAGGGTGAAAGTATTTCCAGTCCCACGAAACAGGGTATGGAAAGAGATCTACAGCGTGACCTGTAAGGTGCCTGCTGTTCATTGTTGTGGTCTTACCAGAAGCTAAAAGCTCCCGCTGTCGTTCTATAGATCTGATACCCTCACCTACAGAGAAGTCCTGCTCAGTGAGAGTAATGGCTAGTTTAACTACCTCTACAAGGTCAGAATGTACCCCTTCTAGGGTCTGTAAGCTTCGTGATCCTAATACATATGACATTTAGATAATCTCCAAATAAGCAGAAACCATAGAATTCACGATGCCACTATTATTACTGGCATAGATGTCTACAGAGTTTTCTGGAACTTGGCATAGCGCGTAGGCGACGTTACCATCATGGTTGTCGTCGCTGGCATCGTATTGACCAGTTAAGAAGTTCTGTGACCCTGAAATAGGATCAGTACCACCAGCACTATTTCTAAATATACCCGCATTGGTTGTTGTACCTATTAGACTTGTGTTACTGTCCGATGTGTTCAATAAACCCATAGATGCTAGAGAAATTGTGCAGAAAGCACTGTTACTAGAGTTAATTGTAGTTGCCCCACCTGCGTTTCTACCAGCATACCCGAAAGTATCTAAGATGTTGATCTGAGAAGCAGGTATGTTAGGTCTAATAGCCCAAACAGTTGCGCCTGTGTTGCTGTAGCCGTTGCCAAATGACCCTACATTCGTGCCGCTTTCAGATGTGCTAGTAACTACTTTATAAGCCAGTAGCGAACCCCAGTCATAATAGATACCATTGCCGTTATGTTTAAACTTTATAAGTGTCCAACCTGTTGGTATGCTTGAGCTACCACTATATCCTGATCGTGATACGACAAGGATATCACCTACTTGAAGTCCCGTAGGAAGTGTGACGGTAGTATGATCCCCAGATTTATTTGCATGACCAACAATAGATGAGCTTGTTACTATTTTTGATGCTCCGTAGAAGTTAGATACGCTGATATCGCCGCTTGTTGGTACACTTGTATTGTTAGATGTAACATAAGAGCCATTACGGTAATACTCAGAGAGGCTGATAGGGTTAGACCCACCAAACTCTGCTTGTATCTGTGCTAGCGTAATAGTACCTGATGATTGTAAAGCCATGCTATTAAACCTTCTTTAGAGCGTCAACTTCAGCTTTAAGCTCTTTAACTGCCTCAATAAGCACACCAACAAGGTTACCATAAGCTACAGAGAGATACTCTTCACCTTCGTGTACTACCTCTGGCACTACTTCCTGCACTTCTTGAGCAATAACACCTGTAGACGCTTTACCATCTTTAGTAAAGTTAACACCACGGAGTTTAGATACAGTATCCAAAGCATTAGGAATTGTAACAATATCAGACTTGAGGCGTCTGTCAGAGTATGCAGTCACGTTACCTGTTGCGGTGAAGTGTCCTGCATCGTCGAAAGTAAAGCGTGTAGTTGAGCCGTCACGGATGTAGAAGTTGCCGATACCTGCATTAAGGTCCATGTATAGATGCGAACCATTACAGAAAAGCTCAGCATCCGCGCCTGTACCTAGCGTCAATAATACGTTATCATTAAACCGCAATGAACCAGTCATTACATCACCAGCGGATGCTGTGAAACGTGAATTAGACTCTGTTTCAGTGTAGTATCGGCCATCGTGTGTGTGGCTATCATTTGCTACTACAGCAGTAAGTGTAGCATTGCCTAAGTTAGTAAATGTAGCAGAGCCTGACAGATCACCAGCAAGAGTTAGGGTAGGATCAGCAGTAGCTGTTGTAGCAATAGATACGTTACCCAAGTTAGTCATTGTACCGCTGCCAGTTACCGCACCTGAAAGAGTAATAATAGGGTCATTAACATTGAAGTCTAGTGTACCATCACCATCAACATATGTAACAGCAATACCACTCTCTGTGTTGCCCGTAACCATACCACCAACAGTGTCTTGGATATACTCAGCTAAACCATCAATGTTGCCAGTAATGTGGTTGTGGCTATCATCATTAACTGATGCAGAGATAGCAATGTTTCCAGAGCCATCAAAGGCTACAGCAGTTGCAGTTATATCCCCTGTGATATCAATAGTACGAGCATTAGCTAACTTAGTTGCAGTAGATGCATTACCAGTTACGTTACCAGTATGTACCCCCGCAGTTGGACCTGTATGTACTCCTGCAGTATTACCAGTTACGTTACCTGTATGTACTCCTGCAGTATTACCAGTTACGTTACCTGTAACATTACCTGTATGTACTCCTGCAGTATTACCAGTTACGTTACCTGTTACGTTACCCGTGTGTAATCCAGTAGTATCACCAGTTACAGGACCAGTATGTGTTCCTGCTGTACCACCAATCAAGTTACCCGTAAATGTAGTAGCATTAATTACAGGGGCTGTAATAGTAAGAGCTAAAAGAGTGTCAACATTAGCAGTCCCATCAATATAGAGGTTTCTCCATTCTTTTGTGGTACTACCTAAGTCATATGTATTATTTAAGTTAGGGATAATGCTACTATTAATGTCAGCACCAAATGCCACACTATCTGCAGCAGAATCACCAAACGTGAGATTGCCGTTAATTGTAGCTGCACCTGTAACAGTAAGGTTACCGCCAATAACTACGTTAGAAGCTACATCAAGAGTACCGTCAACATCAAGATCCCCTGACAGGTACGCATCTTTAAATCGCACAGCACTAGAGCCTAGATCAAGTGTAGCACTTGTCTTAGCTTCTACCTTAGCAGCAGATATAATAAGGTCTTGCGCTGGGCCTACCTTAGTGATGGGAGAACCTTCAGCAGCAGTACCATCATGAGAGTGGCCTGTGGTAGCGTTAAACGCCCCTTCAATTGCATTATACTCTGCATCGAAGAGGTCTGCATCAACTACGTTACCATTGGCAATTTCGTTTGCTGTATCTGTACGTGTGTAACCAGCCATGTGTTGCGTCCTTACTGTCTGTCGTTTTGTGCAAACTCTAGGAGCATTGTGTCCAGAGTAAATGAGGGGTTGGTAGAACCATCTTCTATACGAATAGCTATGGTTTTACCTGAGCCAATAATATTGTTGTTATATACTTTGTCTAATTCTCCACCAAAGGTAGAAGTCCCAAATATAGAACCTGTAGCACCAAAGATAACTACAGAGTCGCCAGTGCTTGATACATTAAATGTAGCAGGTTGTATAACACCTGTGTCTGAAGCTGTACCAAAGTCGTATTTGAGGTTAATATCTAAAGTCATATCACCTAAAGGGTCTACATATAAAGACATTCTGTAAAATGTTTTACGGATCTGTGGATCAGTGATAGGCATATAAGGAGATTCATAGATAGCCTCAATAATAGCACCATCAAAGCTACCACCAGTGTCTAGCTCATAAACGAAGCCATCCTCATTAGCAAAGACTGTAGTTTCGTCATACCCGGCGGTATACTTACTGTCAGTGCAATATGCTTTAATACCCTTTGTAGTAGACCATTGCATACCAGTACCACCTTGGGAGACAGTCTTTGTAGCAATAAGACCCTTAGCAGCAGCTTTCTGTTCAGAGGCTACATAACCAAAGATACGATATTGTGCTTTCTCTCTTAAAACAAGGCTACTAAAGGTGGTAGTAGATTGTAGGAACCCGTAAGCGTCCTTAGCGATTACATCAGATGAAATATCTAGACCAAAGTCACCAATACGATCTGTAGCACTTAGCAATCTAATACCATCAGGGGCTACATACATAATGTCACCACCAACTTCTTGAATGGTGTCAGCATCAATACACCCAATACGATCTGTAATAGGGCTTGATGTAAAGTCAGCTACAGTTGTACCAGTAATACGTTTAATAGAGTTACGGCTAAATACAATAAGTTGGTCACGGAATACAGCTAAACCTGTAATCTGGTGTCCTGTATTAATTACACCACCACCAGTAGCTGCACTGAAGTCATCATAAGATGATGGAGCAGTGAAGTATAGATTAGTACCTTTAGCATAAAATGTCGTAGTCTTAAATATAGCTACAAAGCTAGAACCTTGTACATCTGTATTAGTAATAGGCGTAACTGCGTCAGTAGCGTCATCATATACAGCAGGGTAGTTTGTGCTATCAACGATAATAACCTTATGCCCAGCGCCAAAGTTTAACTCTGCGAACCTTGCTTTAGCTCCGTTAAATGTAGAAGTACTCTTTAGAGTCCAACCAGTGCCAGAGCTTCTATAAATCTTACTGTTTGTACCGTCACTGCGTACTGCAATTAGTTCACCAGCATTAACTACTTTAACACCTAAGACAGGGCCAGATCCAGGCACAATATTAGGGTCATACTTTTCAAAACCTCTAATTTTAGAATAGCCACCCTCTTTGGTAACTTCAAAGTTTTGCAGGATTGTAGCAGAACCAATAGCATTAGTACCATGCTGCAACGCACTAAGGTTAGAGATGAGGCCACCTCTAAACTCAATAGGGAATGTTTGCCATTGCGTTGCCATTAGTAATAAACTCTTGTATCTCGCAGGTATTCAGTGCGGTTAATGTGTAAGCTTCTAAGCTGCTTAATGCCTTGTGTAAACTTCTGCATAGCCAATTGTGCAGACTGTGTATCTCCACGGAATTGGTAAACGTAGTACATAGCACCATCAGTGATAATATAACGATATTGCTCTGGGAGATTGGGTACGTCTAGAGGTTTCTCTAAGTCAAAACCGTTTGTAAAATACTCATAAATAACTTCATAAGCTTTATCTGGCTTTGGGTAAAAGACAAGTTCACGACTAGGTGTTCTAGCTACATAACGTGGTGTGCTTGAGGAAGAGTTATACTCGCTATCAGCAAACTTGTCAAGATATTCTTCATAATCAAGAACCTTTAGTTTGATCGTGCCAACACTAAGGTCATCATCTCTTTTAATGCGAAAGGTATTCATACTTACAGTCTTGGCATCATATGGGATGCTATACCTAGCTGTGTTTGGGTTCAAGACTTCTGAAGCCTCTACATGGTTCCACGGCCACTCATATGCTTCCTGTTGAATATGTCTAATGGCACTGTTAATAGAGTCTTTAGCAAAGCTATAGTAACCAGTAGCACCAATAAAGTTAGTCTGTGTAAGTTCAACTTCGTTTAGTCTGCGGTTAATATCGTTAACCAATGAAAGGTAATTGTAAGACATTCTTATTTCTCCTTAACACGCAGGAAGATACTACGCTCATACTGCAGCCCAGCGCTTGTAGTAACTCTACAGCAAATGGTATACCTTACATTATTAGTACCTAATGAGAACCTTGCAGTAGCTACAGCATCAGTAATGGTTCCTTGTACAAACTGTAGGCCATGTACAACAGAAGCATTTGCTACTTGTGTCTTTACACCGTCTGCATCATTAATGAACCAAGTAGCAGCAGCTACCAAGTCAGAACCTAGAAAGCGAGACCAGTCTACGCTATAGTCAATAATCTCGTCTTTATCTTTGTCGGGCCACTTGTAAGACATAATAAGTCCTTATGCTGCAATGTATACGGTGTTACTGCCGTTTTGTTGTGTTAGGTATATTGTATAGTCTTGCGGGTTAATATAGACAGTGTTATCCATAGCCCGTGCTGTTATATGTACAATATTATCTGTAGGGGTTACGTAGGATGTTCTAGCTGTATCATATGACACAAGATAGATAACACGGCTTCTGTCATATACATCAGGATCATAAGGGAAGTTAACTGCTAAAGGGTCTTCTAAGTCTAGCTCAAAGGTAGCAGCAACAGAGGTAGGGGTAATATGAGCCAAGCCTGTTACTTCTGCTAATTCTTGTATAACTACAGAAGATGTAACACTACCGTTAGTTATATTCGCATCTGCACTAAAGTCAATGTTAGATGTAAAAGTATTAGCAGTAATACTGACTATATTTGTATTGGCCTTAGCGTCTACGTCTGAAAAGTCTGTTGCGTATAATGTTACAATAATAGGACTAGGCGTTATGTTAGCTTTTGCGTCTACATCATATAAAGTATTTACTTGTGTTGTTGCACCTACATTAGAGAAAGGTATATTGGCTTTAGCATCTACGTCAGCAAAAGAAGAAGCCTGAATAGAAGAAGAAGAGCTAGGTAATAAGGTAATAGCTTTAGCATCTACATCAGCAAAAACCTCTGCAACCACAGAAGCCGTTACAGGTGTAGGAGTTAGGCTAGCTTTGCCCTGAACGTCATATAATGCATTCACCTGTAAAGTAGCCAATACTTTATTTAATGCTAGAACGGCTTGGGCATCTACATCAGCGAAAGCAAAAGCTTGAATAGAAGAAGCTGCACTGGGCAGTAAATGTACAGCTTTTGCATCATGTAAAAGGCTACTAATATATACAACAGAAGAGACGCTACCAGCAAAACCATTGGCTGCACTGGTAGCGTTAGCCTGCGCTAAAGTTGTTTCTGAGAACGTACTAAAGCCTAACATTTAAAGACATCCTTATTGTGGTTTATATTCAGATAAACTGAAGTCTGTGCCGTGCATGGCGTCTATCTTAGCATGGTTAGAATACACTAGAACCTCTGGATCATCTATTAGGAAGTCACAACCCTTACAGAAGTCAGGGAAGTCACCCGTTGAGTGCTGGTCTCTAAGTGCCTCATAGGCAGGACCATTCCAAATCTCTTCAATGGTGTTTTCACTCATATGCCCCAAGGTAGCAGCGTCATCATTACCCATTACTTGACAGCAGGGATGTACCGCACCAGTCTCACCATCTACACCGCCTGCTCTAATCAC